GGCCAAGTATTGAAGTAGCCTTGGACGCGTACTGCTGGCAGGCGTCGCATGACAGCAGCAGCCTCATTCAGCCGTTCTTCAACCAGCTCCGGCGTCCAGTCATTCATGTTTTGCCTCATGTCGCCGGACGCGTTGCCCATAGAGTTTGTCACCAAGCTGTCGGATCAGCTCACGCTCCGGCCAACTTAACCGTTCATCATCCTCAGATATGACAAGAACGCGCTGCTCGCGCCAACCCAATTGCTTGACCAACTCAGGCGGCGTGCGGGCTCCACCAAAGCCCCGTGGCGCCCACCTCATGTTGCGACCTCATGCAGGACGGCTGCGTATCCAGCGATATCAAGGATAGAATCTTGGTGCGCAGGGTCATGCGAAAGGCGTGTCAGTTTTAAATCGATCAGGCACATTGCCACTTGAGCAGCTGTGATGGGCTGGCCCAGTGTAAGAGACCAGCGCTTGGCGAGTAGCTCCATTGACCTGCATGGATCACCATAGGCCATCCTGCGTTCGGCAAGGACGGCAGCAGCCGTCGTCAGCATTTCTGCGCCGCTCATTTCACGCCTCCATCTGTCTCGCTTGCCCAGAGCAGGATCGCGAGCGCATCAGCCTCGTTGTCATCCTTTGGATGAAAGCCACGAGCGCGCACCGCCGCTATAACGGCGGCTTTATCCGCATTACCGCGGCCCGTGATGTGACGCTTAATCGTACCTACAGGAACACCTTGGTAGGCGATCCCATGCTGCTCACAAAAGGTACCAAGGGTCGCAAGGAAACCCCCATAGGTGTGCGCTGCATCTGTGCCTGCATGTGCGCGGACCTCCTCGAAATAAATGGCATCAATGGCAGGGCCGGTCTTGGATGCGCGGCCGATAGCAGTGCTTGCGAGTAATTCGCCAAGCCATTGCCTAAAGCGCAGATACCGCATGCCGCCACCTTCAAAGCGGCCAGGCTTAAAGCTCATAGTGCCGCTGAAGGTCGTGCCATCATCAAGCAGCGCCCAACCTGTTTTGGTGCCAAGATCCAAGCACAGGATCGCACGGGTTCGGTGATGTGCTGGCGTTTGAGCAGACCAGGCGATGGCATCTGAATGGATTTGCGGATTGGGATGTATGGTTTCGTTGAGCACAAGTGTCTTCCGTCAAAAGGGGATTTCATCGCCGCGCGCCCAGTCGAAGGGCTTTTTGCGGGTGATGGTGTTGATGGCAGCGCCTGGGAACTGGCGTTTGATTTCGAGAACTGTGTCGCCGAGGGCTTCGATGAGCTTGGCGATTTCCGGAAGCGTAAAAACGCGAAGCCTCTCAGCCTCGTGGTGCGCCTCAGCCTCGGTGCGCGCTATGCCGACGACCTCGCCTGTGTCGGGCAGTACGCATTCCCAGATTTCCGGTGACAGGACCGATGCACCATCCGATGCAGCGGCCCTGTCGAGGACTTCCCATGCGCGGCGCATGCCCTCGGCATGAATGCGCACGTAATGTTCATCGTCGCTCGAGATAGCCGCATCGAGCCGGTCCTGCTGCTCGTCAAACCTGGCGCGCAGTGCATCCGCCACCAGAAGCCTTAGCCGGCCAACCCCCCATTTGCGTTCCATGGCATGGGCGAGTTGATCGACCCCCTCGACCATGGCGCGGATGCGGTATGCGGCAGGTGCCAATGGGTGGAGGGTCGGATCGATGCCGCCACGTTGGCGGTGGGCCGAACGCATCATGGCGCGCCCCCTTGAGGGGCGCCCTGACGAGCGCCGCGGGGCGTCGTCGACCGTCGATCTGATGAACGCCGGAGCGCGCTTTCGCGCTCCGGAAGTTCATAGGGGGGTATGGGGGGGGCAGGGTTCCGTAGAACCTCCGTATATTTTTCAATGACTTGCAAGGCGACCTCCGTGAACTTCCGGGAAACCTCCGTTCAATGTTTTCAATGACTTACAGAGCAACTTCCGTAACCTCCGTAACTTCCGTAAGGGGCAAAAAGGCGATTTTGAGCGTGTCAGCCGGGCCATCGGAGCACCTTCAGGCCACGGGCCTTGCTGTCTGAATTGTAGATTTCTGAGGTCACCATGCCGTTCGAAAGCCAGTCCCGAAGCAGACGTCGGGCTGATTTGGCGCTCAGGCCAAAGCTCCGAACCATGGTGGGGATGATGTAGCGGGGGCTCTGTACCGAGGCGCTGAAGGGCGTCGCGTCGCGCCAGTGCTGGTCGATGAGGCTGAGGATTTCGACCGCCTGATGCGTCGAGAAACTGTCATGCGAGGGGGTAAAGATATGAGGGGCCAAGACCCCAACCTCGTCGCCATTAGCCAGTTCAATGCTGCTTTTGCGGTACCAGTTGGCGTCAGGGCTGATCAGCCCGAGATTGGCCTTAGCGTCATCCAGGCGCAGGTAGAGGTGCTTCTCATCGGGCGCGACGCCGAGCTTTTCGGCATCACCTTCGCTCATGCCAAAGAGTGTCTGTACAACGCGGGCGACACCGACCAGGGCGCTGGCGCCGCGTGCCGTATTCATATTGCCGGCGTGGCCATCACTCATACCCTGCGGCGGTTTGGCGGTATGGTGGACCAGAAGAACAGCGCAGTTAGCTGCTCGGGCCACCTCACGGAACATGGCGGCCACAGCCTTGATTTGCTCGTTCGAGTTTTCATTGACTTCGTGGGTCTCGACAAATGGGTCGACGACCAAAAGGCCGATGTCATTCTCCTTGATCCTGGCGATGCAGGCATCGACGTCGGGTAGGCGCTGGACTGTGTCACCTTGCTGACAGCGCGCAAAGAGCAGCGGGCGATCGGCACCAGAGTTTAATGCAAGGCGGCCACGGATTTTACCGAAGGGGATGGACCAGTGCTGCAGCAGCGCGCCAAGGCGACGCTTGAGCTCATCCAGGTCATCCTCGGTATTATAGATCCAGGTGCGAACGCTCTCGTGGACGGTCTCGCCTGTGATGTCCTGGCCTGCTGCTAGTGCGACAGCGCGGGCGATGCCGTGGGTCGATTTGCCGACACCTGGTGGTGCGACCAAAAGGGTCAGGTGACCACGTAGCAGTGAGCGGCCGAGCAACCATCGGCGTCGCGGCAGCATGGCGAGGTTGAGGCTATCCAGAAACCCAGGCTCAAGCCCAGCGCTTGGCATGCTTTCGAGGATTTTGGGTTCTGGCGCCGGAATACCCCATTTGCGGCGACCGCCTGTGATCATGGCAGCGACTTCGCGTCGGGTTTGCTCGGCCGTGTAGCCGGGCAGGGTCAACGCCTCAGCGGCGGTGATGATTTCGCCGTCTGACCATCCGCGCGCGACCCAATGTCCTATCAGGCGGAGCATATTGTCGTGCCAGTGATCCCCCGCTCGGATTTGGGCGATGCAGAGATCGACTGAGAGCGGTGAGCTTCCGATCTTAAGCGGGGCCGTGTCCGCGGTTGGGCGGGCTAGGTTGCCTTGGGTAGGGCGGCTGGCATGGGCTGCTGTTAAGGCGGCGGGATGTATCCGCGGCACTGCCTCGGCATCGAGGGGCGGTGTTGGGGCCAGGCTCGGCTGCGTTGCCGGAAAGGCTTTGGCGATTTGTGCCGCGCTGTAGGCATCTGGGCGGCCGTCGCTGAAAGATAGGAACTCCGTGCGCTCAATGATGCGTCCGTCCTTGACCGGCCAGGCAATAGAGCCACCCAGACGAAGCACGCGGCTTGGATTGACGACGGTGGGGTCTCCTTCGAGCGCCAGAGCAAGGGCGACATTCTGATGTCGGCACTCGGCTGGGCTCAGCAGGGGCGCATCAAGGCGCCACAGCATCTGAGCGCGCAGGTGAGGGTGCCGCCCGGTGATGACGACGCCAGTCGGAGGGCAACCGCGATTGCGGTAATTGATGGAGGCGGTCGCCGTCACATCATCGTCGATATCGACGTAAAAGGCCGTTAAGGCCAGAAATTCATCATCCCGGCAGCGCCCAAAGGGAGCGACATGGGGTTGGCGCAAGGCCTGACCGATATAGACGTTCTGTCCAGGCTTTCGGTTTTCCGTAATGGCCCGTTCGACCAATGCGTCTAGCGCGTCGGGGGCAAAGATGGCTGCATGGCGTAGGCGCCCATCGCGGCCATCTGTCCAGGCAAGTTCAATCCGGCCCTCCCGGCACGCGCCAAGCGGCCCGCCGAACAAATGTGCCACGTGGCGGCGCATCTGTTCGGCATCGGGTTCGATCATGGGGTGGACGTTGCTCATGCCCATTCGATGGCTAGACGGACGCCCGAGAGTGTCAGGCGTGGTGTCTGGGGGAACTAAAAGACGGGTTCAGCGAGCGGATCAGCCTGCCGAATATCTGCCTTGGCGGCCGGTGGCGGGACATGAACTGCC